ATTGGTATCATAAAACCCGCCCAATAACCAATTCCAAAATAACTGTAAAACGTTCCAGAATAACCATCATTCGAAATCATTTTCGTTTTAAGAATAAACGCATACCCATCTCTTGGTATATCTTCGGTAATATTAATTTGAATTAAAAATTCAGTCGGAGTTGAGATAGACGAATAAGGAACTTCAGTACCAACAGCATTTTCAAATTCTTTAAATACAACCCCATTCGATGCATGCACAATGTAAACATCCGCACCTACCATTGGATGTCTGTTATTACCTTCATGATATCCCCAAAATTTAAACGTATAAACACCTTTCAATAAGACAGTCGGCATTTCATTAGACGGAATCAAATAAGTTCCAAGATATTGTCCATTTGTTGGAGACGTATATGTTGATATTTGAGTATTTGTCGGACTCCTCAAGCTCGTTGTACGACCTGTTACAGCACCGTATGTAATTATATTTGTAGTAAAATAATACTGATATCCAACACGCATCAAATCTTCGGCTGAGATACCACCAACAGTTTTTGCATCTACATTTGTGAAATTAACACCATTGGCATACCCCCCATTTGTAATAAACATATTGGTGGATTTATTCCATAGTTCATTTGTAGCTAAATTAATATCTCCAATTGTTGCATAATTGGAATCTGTAATTGATGGATTTACACCAGTTTTAATTCCATATGCAGAATAAAATCCATTGCTCATTTTTACAATATTAGTAGAACTTAAATATTGATAATTTGAAGCTGCGGTATTAGTATTAATAGCTAATATCTCCCAATTAGCCATAGAGGTATTTGCCATTATTAAAAATAATAATATATATATTAACTTATTCATATTTATCCTTCTTTTAAGAATCTATAAATCCATTTACCACTGATAATTTAATTGTTTGTCCACTTATATTTACGGCTAAAAATTCAAAATTACCGCCCTGTATAACATCATTAACTACTGATATTTTGATCGTATCGCCAGATAGATTTCGTGCGTAGAAGTCATAAGTACCTGATATTACGCCATCATTTGTTGTAATTTGAATTGTTTTTCCAGAAGTATTCAAAGCTAAGAATGTAACTGAACCATAAGATGTTGAACTAGAATTACTTGAGGCACTTGAGGCAGAACTAGCACTTGAGGCACTTGAGGCAGAACTACCGCTAGATTCGGAACTTATAGAACTTGAATCAGAACTTGCAGAACTACCACTTGAGGCAGAACTACCGCTAGATTCGGAACTTACAGAACTTGCAGAACTACCACTTGAAGCAGAACTAGCAGAACTCATCTCGCTTATGCTACTTATAGAGGAACTTGCAGAACTAATAGAACTGCCAGAACTTATAGAGGAACTTGAAGAACTCCACAGATAGATATAACTTGAGCTTGACGAACTTGAACTCAAATCCTGATTGCAATAAGTCAAGAATAGTGTATCTACTTGAGTACCACTTATTGATCCTTTTTGTTTACCTAATTTATTAATCCAATTAATCTTATAAATTCTATCATTAAATATAATTACATCTTGTTCGGCTATACTGATATTATTTTTATTAAAGTAGAATCTTACATTGCGTATCTCTGTATTTTTTCCTAGTATATTGCCTTCGTATCCACTAGCATCCATCCATCTACATTTTTGGGTAGATTTGAAAATATACTCATATATAGGTTGTCCATATACGTCTATAGTTTTTGATTTGCTATAGATTTTGCAAGTGCTATTATATAGTGTACTAGGCATTTTAATTATCTATTATTTTACATCTATATCATTTATCTTATTATTAATGCAAGGGCGAATATTAAGATTATCTATAACTCTATTTAAATCTCCATTAAGTTGAGTTAATGATGTTGCATTCATTTTTATAATCTCAAGTTGTTTCCAAGCAAAATATAATGATCCACAAGTAATCAATCCCATTATATATACTATTGCAACATAAGGATTTTTTGAAGTCATATCGGCTATTGTTGAAGGTATCTCTGTTATTGATGTTGGAGTTTTTACATTTGATGGATCACTCTCTTCTTTATTTACAGCTAATACAACACTTGCCATAAGTAGTACTAGTGATATTATTGATACATATTTAAGTATTTTTAATTTATTATCCATAATGCTCCTTTTTAATCTATTATTCTATTTAATTTTATAAAATCCTTTATTTATTTTATTAATCTGTACTTGAACTTGAACTTGAACTTGAACTTGAACTTGAACTTAAATCAACTAAATGGAAGTTACCAGTCGTGATATAACCAGCATAAACGCAAGCAGCTATTTTAGAACCATCAGAAGAAGATGTAATTGAATACCAAGTTCTATTACCAGAATTAGTATGTTCTTCCCAAGTTACTCCATAATCGGAAGATGTATAAATATAACCAGTAGCTACACCATATAAACCTATACCAGCAGCTAATTTAGAACCATCGGAGGAAGATGCAATTGAATACCAATATTTGATTCCAGAATTAGTTTGTTCTGTCCAAGTGAATCCAGAATCAGTAGAAGTAGCAATATAACCATCATAACCACAAGCGGCTAATTTAGTACCATCGGATGAAGATGTAATTGAATAGAAAGATCTACTACCAGCATTAGTTTGTTCTATCCAAGTTAATCCAGAATCAGTAGAAGTAAAAATATAATCCTTACCATCGTCAACGCAAGCGGCTAATTTAGTACCATCGGAGGAAGATGTAATTGAATACCAACTTCTACTACCAGAATTAGTTTGTTCTGTCCAATTTACTCCAGAATCAGTAGAAGTATAAATATAACCACCGGAAACACCAGCAGCTAATTTAGTACCATCGGATGAAGATGCAATTGAACGCCAATATTTAATTCCAGAATCAGTTTGTTCTGTCCAATTTACTCCAGAATCAGTAGAAGTATAAATATAACCATCATCTACACAAGCAGCTAATTTAGTACCATTAGATGAAGATGCAATTGAATACCAACTTCTACTACCAGAATTAGTTTGCTCTGTCCAAGTTACTCCAGAATCAGTAGAAGTAGAAATATAGCCATCATATTCACAAGCAGCTAATTTTGTACAATCGGATGAAGATGTAATTGAACGCCAATCTCTACTACCAGAATTAGTTTGTTCTGTCCAAATCCAATAATCTTGCTCTGAACTTGAACTACTTGAACTTGAACTTGAACTTGAAGAACTTAAATCAACTAAATGGAAGTTACCAGTCGTGATATAACCAGCATCAACGCAAGAAGCTATTTTATAACCATCGGAGGAAGATGCAATTGAATACCAACTTCTACTACCAGAATTAGTTTGTTCTGTCCAATTTACTCCAGAATCAGTAGATGTACAAATATAATTATCAAAAGCACAAGCAGCTAAATTTGTACCATTTGATGAAGAGGCAATTGAACGCCAATTTCTACTACCAGAATTAGTTTGTGCTGTCCAATTAACTCCAGAATCAGTAGAAGTATAAATATAACCATTAAAAGTACAAGCAGCTAAATTTGTACCATCGGATGAAGATGTAATTGAACGCCAACTTCTACTACCAGAATTAGTTTGCGCTGTCCAATTTACTCCAGAATCAGTAGATGTATAAATATAACCACTATAAGCACCAGCAGCTAATTTAGAACCATCGGATGAAGATGTAATTAAACGCCAATATTTGATTCCAGAATTAGTTTGTTCCGTCCAAGTTAATCCAGAATCAGTAGATGTATAAATATAACCATTATAAGCACCAGCAGCTAATTTAGAACCATCGGAGGAAGATGTAATTGAATACCAACTTCTACTACCAGCATTAGTTTGTTCCGTCCAAGTTAATCCAGAATCAGTAGATGTATAAATATAACCACCGGAAACACCAGCAGCTAATTTAGTACCATCGGATGAAGATGTAATTGAACGCCAATCCCTACTGCCAGAATTAGTTTGTGCTGTCCAAGTTACTCCAGAATCAGTAGAAGTAAAAATATTGGTATTAAACATAGAACCACCATTATTACAAGCAGCTAATTTAGTACCATCGGATGAAGATGTAATTGAACGCCAATCCCTATTACCAGAATTAGTTTGTTCTTTCCAAATCCAATAATCTTGCTCTGAACTTGAACTACTAGAACTTCTTATTGCAGTTGAACTTGAACTACTAGAACTTCTTATTTCTGTAGAACTTGAATCAGAACTTTGAGAACTTTTAGAACTTGCAGAACTCGGAGAACTTTCAGAGCTTTGAGAACTTTCGGAACTTGCAGAACTCGGAGAACTTGCAGAACTTTGAGAACTTAAAGAACTTGCAGAACTTAATGTAGAACTAGAATCAGAACTTTTAGAACTCAAAGAACTTGCAGAACTTTGAGAACTTAAAGAACTTGCAGAACTTAATGTAGAACTAGAATCAGAACTTTTAGAACTCAAAGAACTTGCAGAACTTTGAGAACTTAAAGAACTTAAAGAACTTAAAGAAGAATCAGAGCTACTTGACTTGCTTGATTTACTAACACTACTCTCAGATGAGCTTGACTTACTTGATAGAGACGTAGAACTTGTACTTAAACTTGATTTTGAACTTAAACTTGTAGAACTAGAATCTGTTGAACTAGAATCAGAACTTAATGTAGAACTAGAATCAGAACTATTGGTAGAACTAGAGTCAGAACTATTTGTGGACATAGAACTAAAGGTAGACTCAGAACTAGTTGATTTTGACGAATTACTTTTAGAACTCGTGCTTAAACTTGATTTTGAACTTACACTTGTTTGGCTCGAATAAGTTGAACTAGAATCAGAACTTAATGTTGTACTAGAATCCGAACTATTGGTAGTGCTAGAACCAGAAGAATCTGTAAAACCATAACTAGATGTAGACTCAGAGCTAGTTGATCTTGAAGAATTACTTATGGAACTTGTGCTTAAACTTGACTTACTACTATTGCTAGATACAGAGCTATTTGTCGAAGAGGAATCCGAACTAAATGTAGTACTAGAGTCAGTAGAGCTTGAATCAGAACTTAATGTTGTACTCGAATCCGAACTATTGGTAGAACTCGAATCAGAAGAATTTGTAGAAGCCGAACTAAATGTAGACTCAGAACTAGTTGATTTTGAAGAATTACTTACGGAACTAGTACTTAAACTTGATCTACTACTATTGCTTGATGCAGAGCTAAATGTAGAACTTGAATCAGAACTATATGTTGAACTAGAGTCAGAACTAAATGTAGAACTAGAATCAGAAGAATTTGTAGATATAGAACTAAATGTAGACTCAGAGCTAGTTGATTTTGAAGAATTACTTACGGAACTAGTACTAAAGCTTGACTTACTACTATTGCTTGATGCAGAGCTATTCGTCGAACTTGAATCGGAACTATATGTAGAACTAGAGTCAGAAGAATATGAACTTGAATTACTACTAGTAGAATGATTTTCAAAATAAGAACTAGAACTTGAAGAACTCGAAATTAATAAATTCTCACATAATCCAATATAGACAGTATTTAATTCGGTATGTGATGTTTTTCCGTATTGATCGCTCTTCTGATTTACATGTACTATCTTGTATTTACTATTATCATATTCAATAATATCTATATTATTTATATTTAAATTTTTTGCAACATAAAATCTAACTGCTTTAGTAGCTACATCCAATCCTAGTATGGACTTCTCTTTGCCTGATAATTCTTTATATCTTGTTTTTAAAGAGTATTTTAATTCATTGTAATAAATAGGTTGCCCAAAAGAATCTACAGTATAATTCACACTGTATATTCTTATTGATTCATTTAGTAATGATAAAAATGACATGGTTTAGTTCATCCCATTAACCATGTTTTTTTGTATTTTGATAAATTATCTTCAAATGATATAATTAATGTATCAATTGAGGATTTTGCGGAATCAGATAATGTATAACTATAGTCGCCTAATTCTTCTGACTTATAATATCCTGATTTTATTCCATTACTCATATCATCCAATATAATATAACTTAGTCTGTTGCATATATCAGTTATATCAAGAGGAACATTACCGCTTATTGATAATGCAGTATGATCACTATTATCTACTGGACATATATAACCTGCAAGATAATTTACATATATATATTTATAAATATTATTGCAAAAATCATTAATTAATAAATTGCGAGTTGTCTCTGGATCAAGCATATAATTCAATGTATTGCCTGTATCTCTTACCCAACTATATAAGTACATCTGAGCACTCTTACCCATTATTTTATTTATTGGAGATAAGTACTTACTAGGTGTAGATTCGTAAACAGTTAATACTGAACTAGTTATACCACTAATATTATCAATTGCTGTACTTAGGGAAGCTAGATTTGCATAAGATGAGTAATTTAGTATTGTTTCAGTATCTTGGGAAGAATTATCAGTTGTTGTGATAGATAGTGAGGTATTATTAGATGAGAATACGGCTTGGTATATAGTATCATCTGTTTGTACTAGTATTGCATCATTATAATTATTTAATACATTTTTAATTTTTGTTACTGGATATTCAGTTAATTGTACTAGACCATCATATACATCTAGTGTTTCGGTATATTCTTGATTCTCTAAATTACGATCTAAATATTGTTCGATGTAAGATGTTGCTGTATTAATTGAGTTATTAATTTGATCATCTGTTGAATCGGTTGTAAAAGATAATTTGAACAAGTATATTGTGCTTAATCCCATAATATTACCTCATATTATATTTACGATTCAAGAAAATACCTTATGTAGTATTATTGTTACTACATAAGGTATTCAATTTTATTCGATATTATTACAATTGTGATGATGAACTTGAGCTTGAACTTGAAGAATTTGAAGAACTTGAAGAACTTGATGAACTCATCCCAGCCTCACCACCAGCAGGCACAACAAAGAATCCATAAGTAGCACCATCATCTAGCGCACTATTCTCGGCGTAAGTATGTCCGCAGATTCTCAAGGCAAGACGGAACTCTTTTTCGCCTTCCAAAAATCTAATATCATCGCTTGTACTAAATTTGGGATCAATATATACGATTGCATATTTTGTAAAATCGCCTAGTACAACGTGATATGGAGTACCAACCAACTGCGGAACAACATTGATCTTGAATCCCATTAGATAATAATTGCCGTTCTCAAAGTTTAGTGCGGTTTCGGAAGTATAATTAATTGTTAAGATATTATCGTATTGCTGAGGAGTAATATACCATTCAGCATTTTTATAAGCGGATGGATGTAATTTTGAAACATATTCTTTAATTTCCGATTCCGTTATATCTGCACTAGTTGTTACAGTTAGAGTAGCTTCATCGCCCTTGCCTGCTACACCATATATAGAGTGATTCATACCCAATAGAACTTCTCTTTCCACTTTGTATCTTATTGCTTGATTTGCTGATTCTAGAAAGGCACTAGCAAAACCTTCGTTATCCTGCACTAGTTCATTTGTGGCAGGAACTCTCACAATTAGTTTATTCAATTCGAGTTCATAACCCGAGAATTTAATTTTTGAAGCAGTATAACTATCAGCCTCATCTATCCAATATGCTCTTAGTCCAGTTGACGGTTCATTTTTTTGCTCATTTACCATTCCGTTAATTTTGACAATTGGGCCTTTTTGTACTACTATTTTTTTAACTTTATTAAAAATTGGTGAATCAGATTCCAACTGATTAAATATTGGGCCTACTACAGATTTGCCGACTAAATCTCCACCATCTACTGCAACTGCCTCATTAGATCCAGTAGCAGATTTTATAATTGTATTTTTTAAAAATTGTCCTAATTCTTTTTTATCAACATCACTCATATAGATCTCCTTTATATGTTTTTTTGAGGTATTTCCTTCCTCTATTATATTTACGCTATTATTATAAAAAAAATGGGCGCTTATTTTTTAGATAAACGCCCATAAAAAAATTATTTTTTTAATTTAAACTTAAGCCTTCTCGACAAAAGCAGAAACCGTTAACGAGTCACCAGTTGCTTGTGTAGGCACTATAATTGCCCCTGCGCCTCTATGTGTAAGCTTGTAGACAACTTCGCCTTCCAAGAATCTGACCTCATTGCTGATCTGTATCATATCAGTGACAGGAGGCTCGATTATAACATAAGCCGAGAAATCTCCCAAGATAACATCGCCAGCAGCTAAACTTGGGACAACATTGACGGGCTTGCCCATTAGCTTTTTACCAGCAACATCTATAATCTGGTTAAATAAGTTATTTGAAGTTGCGAATGTACCAATGTATAAGTTCCAGTCGGTTATAGAGCAATACCATTCTGCACCAGCTTGATATTGAGGATGTATCATATTTACAATCTTGGCAATTTCTGCAACTGTAGGAGTAGCCGAGATAGCTGCCGTAGCACAAAATCCAGTATCACCATTAACTCCAGTGAAACCAGCAGCAGAGCCCTTCAGGATTTCGTAATCTAGTATAGTTGACATTTTACCAGTGATAATTGAACGGATATAAGCATCCGTTGAAGCAGAGTCCTCTAGCAACTCTTCAGTAACATATAGAGGAATTTGCGACTTAGTTAGAGTTAGCGTTCTGGAACCAGTGACTAGTTTTGTGGCCGTTCCTGCAACACCTTCAGCGGGATTAGTGACAACCGGAGCCGAGTTCTTCACGAATTTGCTCGAATTGTCATATGGAACCTTCATAGCATTGCAATTAGCCTGTACTGGAATTCTGCGGCATTTTGAATATACCTGCGAACCCAATAACACTAGCGGCTGTAGTGCGGAAATTCCAGTCGTAACTAGATTACCACCATCTGCGGCACTCGAAGTTTCGCTATTGCCAGTAATAGACTTCTTAGCCATTCGCTGAAACATCTTACCAATAACAAATTCATCCTGTACCTTATTCTCAATACTCATGTTTTTAATCTCCTTTAATTCTTGTTCTTTTAATTCATTTATCATTTTTAATGCTTCTTGTTTTTCTAGTTCCTCTACCTCTGGTGTATATTCAATAGCTAATTTATTCTCTACCAATGATTTACCAGTAACTTCATCAATAGTAGCGATTGAATTTTCCAATACATCTACTTCGCCAATCTTCTCTGTCTTAAGCATTTTAATCTTCATATATCTCCTCTAATATTTCTAGTTTATCTGCCTATATAATAAATATTTGCAACTAGCTATATTTAATTATATTTACGCATTAATTAAATTATTTTACCATTTTTATAATCTTCGTACATCTTTTTAATATCCAAACCACCAACTCTATCAATAATTAATATTTTAGTTAATTGCACTGGTAGTTCTTCTTTAACCTCTTTAACTTCTTCTTTAAGTTCTTTAATCTCTTCTTTAATCTCTTCTTTAACTTCGGTATCTAATGATTTTTTGCTTACTTCAATATTTAATGCATCTGGATTAGCAGGTAAAGCAACCACACTATTCTCAATTAGCAAGAATTTAGTTACGATTCTTTTTACGTTATCTAATTTATTAATATTGAAGGATTTAGCTACTGCATCAAATTCTTTAGTGCCTTTAATAAAAGCTTCTTTTACGACAAATCCGATACTATTACCTCTTATATCTCCTGCCTTTATTTGCTTCCATAAATTTAATGCCGTATCTGTATCATTTAATTTAATTTTGCATCTAATTCTATCATCAAGTACTTCAATTTGTTTAGCAGAACCAACTATCGAGACTGTAGTATAATCATGGTTTATCGTAACAATTGGATTTTTTAAATATCTGTTGAAATCACAACCTTTTGCAATTACGATATCACCATCTGCATCTACATCTTGCGTACTAATATCTGCCAGTATTGTTCTCTCATCTTCATCTGATATTTTTAATTGTGATTCTTTTACATATCCCTTGCGCAATACATTCTCATTTAAATCTTCGCCTTCTAAATCTATAAACTGCTTTAAAGAATCTAATTTAAAATTATTCTTCATTTTTATCCTCTTCCTCTTTATCTTCTTTATCTGCACTCTCCATTGCCTCATATCCTAACTTTAACCTAGCTTCATCTATTGTAATTATTCCTGCTTGTACTTGTTTTAATACTCTCTCTGCAATTAGTTCTGAATCAACTAGTTGCAATTCATCGAACCATAAAAATAAATTAGTATCGAATTTACTAACTAATTGAGCATTTAATGTTTCTATTATTTTTGCTAATTTTGGGTAAATCGTGAATCTAGCGTAACTCTCTAATCCGGCATAACTAGTTGCTCTATTGATATTATCGTTAGTTATCATCGAAAGTGGCACACCATAACTAGCACATATTGATTCTTTTGCTTCTTTACGACCTTCAATAAAATTCAATTCGTTAGGCTTGAAATTAAGAACATCTATCTTATATTCACCAGTTAGGAATAATGGCTTACCTGAATTTTTAACACCTCTAAATTTATTGATAAAATTCTTATACCACGTTTTTGCATCTTGTTCATTAATATTATTTTTTGTGGATATAATGAAATCAGGACGCCCATTATTACTAGCCAAATACTGTTCATATTCATCATAATACTTTACTCTTAATGCAGAATTTAAGCACATCTCCAAATCACCCTTACCTAGTATTTTATTGCCTGCATTATAATTAATGAATTCTATAATATCTTCTGCTTGATACACTTCATTTTTAAAATTAGTTTGATATTTATAAGCAATAATTTTACCTTCATTTGGTACATTTAAATTATAATTCTCAACTATTGGAGTAACATATTCAGCTAATAGTGGTTCCAATCCAATTATCTTATTGCCTTCTTTAATAACTTTTACATATGCCGCACCTAATGATCCAAGGTATAAGGCAATATATTCAATTAATTCTGCATAATTATAATCTAATCCATTAAGAATATCTAGTACTGGATGTTTTATAATCTCTTCTACATCATCATATTCTTTTTTTGTAATTTTTAGGTGCTTCTTTTGTTCTTTTGTTATTGATTTTGCTGTTAATAATTTTTTATTCGATTTATTTTTATAATACAACTTGATATCTATGCCAGCCATTGTTTGAGCATTTTTTCGATTACAGATAGCTTGCCAAGATATATTGCCTAGTTTTATTAATTCAGCATTATTAGTTATTGTATCTACTTTATTACCAAGTATTAATGATGGATATCCAGATGACGAACTATTTAATTGTTTAGTAATTATATCATTTATTGGCATAATTTAAAATCCTAATATTATT